TCCGTTTGGTAATACTTCCATAGGTTCTTGTGTGTTAATTGTCATATTTTTTTACTCCACCAACTTTATTGTTGGTATGAACATATATAAACATAATAAATTATTAATGTCAATACCAATTAATCACCTAGCTTTCTTAATGCTTCATTTTCGATATCAATAATAATTTCTCTGATTTTGATATATTGTTTTTTATGTTTTTTGAATAACTTCATAGGGATTTTCATAATATGTGCTCTATGCACATCCTCATATATAAACTCACCTGTGCCCTCACAATGAGGGCATTTTTCTAATTTACTATTGTCTATTACGATTGTTCCTACGCCTTTACAAATAAAACATTTAGTAAATAAAGTCTCGGCAAGAGCGAGTCTTGTAAACTTCCTAATGATTCCAGGCTTATCAGGCACACCATCTTTCATAAATATTTCACAGGCTCTGTCCATCATTTCATCGAACAATTCTTCGTGTGCTGAGCTAGAATCAATAAACTTAGCTAAGAGTATGTTTAACTCTCTCTTCTTCAATCTCTTCTTAGCTAGTAGGTATGCAATGTCTTGGGGTGTAAGGGCGTTGTGATTAGCGGATTTAATCTCATAAGATGGGCTACTAGGTAGTAGCAATGTTAACAGCTCAGGATTCATTTATTCTTTTCATAATACTCCAGTAATTCTTCCTGTGTACCATATTTATCCTCCCACGTAAAGTTGCCTAAATAGTGTATTCCTTGAGAACCTTGATGATGCTCGAAACACAAAGGGATAAATGACTTAGATTTGATACCCATTCCAGCCCCTGTTAAGTGATGAATACATGGTTCTGTATACACTCCGTAGTGTTTTTTACAAACCACACACCCAAACTTAATTGCCTGTTTATATTCTTCTTGTATCTTTTTGTTGGGTTTTTTTGCCATAGAATTATCATTCTACAGCACAGCCTCCCAAAAAAATATAACTAAAGATATAAATATAAATGCTTGTACTAGCTCAGGTAAATCGTCATACGCATACATTATCTTTTTTATTATATCAATCATTTCCGCCTCCATAATTGTCAGGGTTAATTAAATCTTGTATAGAAACCAACATCCCTTCAGATGTGTTTTCATCTCCTCCTCTTATCAATCTGCCTTTTCTAGCTATTTTTTTCATGCTTTCAATAGGCACTGTCAAGGTAAAACAAACCTCCTTGCCTTTGTAAAATGACACTACCCAATGGTCTGCATGAGTAGTAGCAATACCGCTAGGCTTGCCCCTTGATTTGAACTCAACAAAAGTATTGCCTGTCTCAACCCATTGGTCTCTTTCAGCCTTACACTCTGTCAATCCATTGGCAATGTCAGATACAACCTTGCCGTAATATTTCTCAGATATTAAACCAAAATCTAAATCAAACTTAAAATCGTTGTTATGTTTCAACCTAACTCTCCATAAAGTTTCTTCTCCCCTCTAATATTAGCGGATTTTGTCCTAAATAAATTACAGGATTCAGTAATACTGGCTATCTCATGCCTCAAAGATATGTAATCTTTCTTCTTTTCTCTTATCAAATCTATGTAAGCTAACACTTCTTGATGTGTTTCAGCTAATGCTTCTCTATCCCTGACAGTCATGCCGCTATTTTGATATTCTAAAAATATTCTAGCTTTGGTAACCTTCATCATAGATTCATAATATTGGTAATCAGATTCAGCCTTAGCTAATAGCTTCCCCAAATCTCTTAGCTGTGAAACAGCTCGTTCTAATTGTTCTTCGCCCAATCTAATCATCTTTGCCACCTCTCAAAAGTTCTGTGTAACAATCTTTAGTTATAGGTTTCCACCTACCTTTAAATTCTGTTATTTCCTCAGTAAATTTAGGTTCATTCAACTCAGGGGTATTATGAGTTTCCTCTTCAGTCATTTCATCTAAGTCAACAAACCTAGAACATTTGCCAGCAAAATACAAACCACCAAAACTAAGTCTTGCATACTCACACGCATAAGGGTCGCATAATTGGTCTACTAACCAAAAAAGGTCAGGCTCATTTTTGCCAGCATATATTCCGACAAATTCCTTGTTTTCTTTCAATCTCACAACATAAGTAGTCATTTTTTTAATACTCCTATCAATTTTGTTTTTAAATCATCAGGCAACTTATCATAGTTATCGCCTATCATCTGCTGTTTGTAAAGGTTTACAAATACATCTTCTTTCTTATCTGTCTCATATTGAGGCAATTTGAGCAATTTATTTCCGCCTAGTTTATTCCAAACGCTCTTAGCTACGTCATCTTTAACGTCTATACGCTCAAAAAATTGATTGTATAACGCTCTAATAGACACGTCTGATTGTTGCAGGTATTTAGTAAGATTCACAGGAACTTGAGGTTTCCATTCACCAATATCAGGGTCATTAGTGTGTGATATGAAAGCAGCCATAACAGCATCAACGCTGTAGTGTTGCAAACTAACCCATAACATTAATTGCTGAGCAGTTGTCAGCTTAGGTTGTTTAGGATAAGTGTCATCGAATAACCTTATCAGTTGTTTAAACTCATCTTTATTCATACTTTATTTATATATATACACACATATATGTGTGTGTATTAATATATTTATTTATTAAATTATATATAATTATCATATATTAATAAAAAAATCAAATCAATACTTGATTTAATTATATTAACATATATAATTATATTATTATGAATAAAAAAGTTGAAAATCTTCCAGGTAGTAATGAAAAACCTGACAAAAGGATAGATATGTTAACAGAAATAATAGATGACATATCAAAAAAAGAGCCAACATACGCAGATGTTTGGAATACTTTGTCTAAAATTGATGTGACAGGCAAGACAGAACTAAAAAATGGGTTTACCTATTTGAAATGGTCTTATGCCATATCAGAACTTAATAAACATTATCCTCAACACCATGTTGAGTTTGATGATAGTAAACATAGATTCTTTGAGGATGGCTCACAAGAAATCTATTGTAGGGTAGAGATAGGAAATCTATACAAAGAAATGTGGTATCCTGTCACTGACTACAAGAATAGCCCAATAATAAAACCAAGCTGTTTTGATATAAATACGGCTAAAATGAGGGCTATGGTCAAATGTATTGCTATGTTTGGCTTAGGGATACAAATTTTCCACGATGGCACTACCATGCCTGAAGGAGAGCCAGCAATAACCAACATATCTAACAAAACATTGTTAGATATTAGGGATTCTGATAAGCAAGAACAGGCTATATGTCAGGCATTTAAGAAAGGCGAGCTAAAGGATAAAGAAGTTAATGAAATGGAATTTGGCACAGCCTTACAGCCTGAGATAAAAGAGGAAGAACACCCTTATATACCTGATAATCTAAGAACATCTTTATTCAAAGATTATGCTTACGGACTGACCTACAAAGCTAAGAATGACTGGAGGATGTCTCCAGCTAGTAGGATGAAAAGACTACAAGCAGACATAAAACAAGAGGACATACCTCTTCCTGATAAAGCATTAGCTAGTGTTAAATACGGCACATATAATGAGAGATGTGGCATAGCAAAGTGGATGTTGGTCAATCAGGAGGCTTGTTTGCACTATTGTGACAATCAAAAAAATTGGAAAGTTTCTGATTGGATGAACACAAAAGCTGACAGAACTATTGCTCTAAGTTGTACCCCTGACGGCATGACTATGGACAAGAAAGGGCTGGTGGAAATAAAATGTTCAGCACAAGGCAACGCAAACTATGATGAGTTTCCTAGACAATACCTTCCACAAGTGGCAGGTCAGTTAATGGTACTCAAAATGGCAGACCCTAAGCTACCATTAGAGTATGTTGACTTGGTTAATTGGACACCAACGCACACAAAAATATGGAGATACACAAGAGATATGGATTATGAAAAGAACTTAATACAAAACCTTGAGGACTACTCGGAGGCATTGTTAGGAAATAAAGAATTGCCAAAGAAACCAATAGCTTACGAAGGAAACCCAATGCAGAATGTTAAGTTAATTTATGATGAGGCAAATAATGCTTGAGTCTGTTGGCTACACAAAAGATGAGGTTGACATTTTAGTTGACCTCATCAAGAAATTAGATATAGGAATTTTGTCACAGAGAGAATACATGCTTGAAGTTGACAAATTATATAAACAAGTACAGGAGGATAAGAAATGATTGAATATTTCAATTTATTTATTAACAAAGATATTAAAGATTCAGACGAAATGAAGGCTTTGATAGAGTTGGTTAAGAAGAAACAAGAGGAAAGCGGCAAAAAACAGCCAATATTTAACAATAGTGAGGCTACTGACACAAATTCACAGAATAATGACCACAAAACTATGGACATATCTGTATTTATTAATCAGAAAGACAAAGGACCTTACGCAACAGTTAAGCTGGTAGGTAAGGAAGAAGACGCAAGCCCATTTTAAGGAGTAAAGATGACTTACAATAAAGAGTATTATGAGCGTAATCGTGATAAACATAATGCCAAAACAAGGGCTGATTACCAAAAACATAAAGAAAAAAGGTTAGCTTCTGTAAGAGCGAAAAGGGCTTCTCGTACAGAAGAGCAGAAAGAACTTGATAGAGAGAAAATGAGAGAGTATTATCATAAGAATAAAGATAAACTCAACGAATATTCTAGGCAGAGATATGCGATGACGAAACAGAAATTAGCTGAGGCAAATAAGCTGTTAGCTGAGAGAGAAAACACACAGGAGGATAATGATGAAAAGTATGATTAACACATTTCCATTTAGCTAGTCTTTGGATTGTTCACTAGCTAGGAGGGTAGTCGTCCACCCACAAATCAAACATATCGGCTACCCTTTTTGTTAAACATGTGTAATAACAATCAGTAAGTCGGCGAAGGACACAAATGCCGCTTTCTTATTAGCCTACATAGTAAGAATACAGGGTTGTATTGGATTGTGGTGACTACACAAACGATGACGGAAGGAGATAAAAGACGTACCTATCCGCACACACACCCTGCCTGTATATATTTGCAAATTTTTTAACCGATATCCCCCAGCTAGGGATAAAAGTTTTTAATTGGTATCCCCCAAAGT